CTATCTTTGTAGTGTCCATTAGTTCTCAAACTCCATCTCACCACTTGAGTTTTGTAAATTCTTTAGTGCTTCTAGCTCATCTCGTAGCTTTTGTATCTCTAGCCTTCGCTGAGTTAGTTCTATTTGGTAAAGATCATCACAATTAATTCTAGCCTTGGGTTTATCTAAAGGGATAACTATCCTTGCGTATACACCTATATCTTTGCCACGGCTGTTTGTGTCCAATCCTGATAACACACCTGTCACGCCATACTCTAAGTTTACACCGCCACCTACAGCATTACTGCATCGCATATTGCCTGTCGAAAATGAATCCGATTGGTAGTTCATTGGTGGGCTTGGCAAAGCAAGAGAAAGAGAACTACTATCTGCAAAAGCAGAACTAGCTAATAAACAAAATGTTAAAGCTATTCTCATGTAGGCTCACCATCTAACCTTGAGCATATTCTAGACGATATCAAAGTTCTAGATGTATTTGTCCTTTTTACTTTTGAAGTAGTGCAGAGATACACAGCCTCGTCCATGTCAATTTCTCGTATGTATACATCAAAAGATTTATGTTCTTTGTACTCAACTTTTATAATTCTATACGTTGTAGAGAAAGGTATGTTCATCCAGTTTAAATCAAACAAATCAATCTGGTAATACTTTATCTCTTCTCTAGAATTAAAAAGAGACATCTCCACTTTAACCACGTTTTTAACGTGAGATGTTTTTATTTTTGGATAGGCAGGCGTCATTTCATGCGCTGACGCACCAAAAGTAACTAGCATACCTAATGTGATTAACTTACTTAGCAATACAGGTAGCCTGCACAACCGCAGTGTAAGTCCCACCTGGCAATGGTTTTGCTGAACCATAAACTGCACTAGACGCAGTGCTAAACCATGTAGAACCTGCCAAGGTTAAATTAAAGTTTGTAGTATTACCTACAACTGTCTTAGCGGCTTCATAGGCTGACATGCCAGAAACAGAGGTTTGCGTTACACTTGTGCTTCCTGTCCACGTTAGCGTGTCAGATAGAGAAGGGGATGAACTAAAAGATGTTGGATGCGTTATACTAGCTATATAAGCATCTGCTATTGAAACGTCATACCTGATTATAGGTAGTATGCCACCATCCGCAGGGGTTGTGCTTAGTTTGCTTGCAATCGGGTTTCCGTATGCACCTGACTTAGTTGTTTGAATAACACATTTAGCTTCTACACTTCCTGTGATTTCCACGTTTGCTAGTGCTGGAAATGCACACAGCGAAAGTATTGCAATAGAATATTTCATATTAATCCTCATTGGTTATACTGCATATCGATCATCTCTTCGTGCAGAATTTGTTGTGCCAAATTATTACGCAAGCCTTTCTTGTTATCTGATATCTGTGAATCAGCAAGAGTAGGGGCATCATTATAAGCACCACCATTTATAGATGCATTGTAATACATATTGATGTTAGTTTGCTGATTGATAGCCATGATAATCTGATCTTGTCCTTGCGTTTTAAATAAAGTCAACGCATTGGCAGATGCAGTTAACCCTAATTCAATTCTAGTTTGCTCTTCCTCTTCCTCTTCAGAAAGTATCAGATTGCCATCTTCATCATACTCAAAGTCTGTATCGGCGTCTATAGCACCCATAGCCTCGTCATCTTCTAGTACATCATACACTTCAACTACAGGTATTACTGGTATTGGTTTAACATAACCTGGGCAGTTAGGATTAGACTGTTCGTCGTAGCATTCGTCAATTCTATAGCTATATATAACCACAGGATCTGTCACGCTTCCTTCACCTTCAACAGTGATTGATCCATCTCCCCATTTAGAAGAGGCTACGTTAGATATTGGAAAAGACTTGACGATTGTATTGCCAGGCACACCTGACCAATCGTCCGTTGCGCTAAACGTGTACCCTTCACCTTTAGCATTTAAATTGCGAACGTGGACTTTCATATCGTCTTCTGGGTTTTTTACTGTGGTGTATTTGTATAATAGGCCATTTACATCTAAGCCAGGTATGTCAGGCAGAACAGAACTCATACCCCAACTTAATGATGTGGATGCGGCATTTCCAGTTGTTCCGTAGCTATACGGATCACAAGAAGAGTAAGAAGGCCAAAGTGCTAATAATAACACTAAGACCTGTTTTTGTTTCAATGTTTTCATTAAAAATCTTTTTCATTGGATTGTTTTGTTCTCTCTCAATAGTCTGCTTAACTGTTTCCATTTCCCACGCAACCCTAGCCTTATCCCCCACCAACCCCATGTATGGACAGGGCGTCCCAGCATTGAGCATGGCGTCAAACACGCGAGAATCTTGGCAGAGAGTAGAAATTGCGGCTACCTTCATCCCCATATTATAAAGGGCTTTTGCGTTTTTTAGCTTTTCACAGTTCATATCTCGCACAGTTCGACCTGCTGAGATACCAAGTATCTGCGTCTGCACAGCACCTGCAACACCAACAGTACATAAATCAGAATTGCTTGTGCTGATTTGTGGAGATATAGCAGAAGGTGGCGGACTGTTGATGGTAGTTTTCATAGTGCCATCTGACCTTACTGTGCTATCAGACCTAATTGTATCGTCATCTTCAGCAAAAGCAAAACTACTACTTAATAGAAGTAACGCTATTACAAAGAAACGTATCATTTTCTTTCTACCAGCCTGTCTAGCTTTTCTTCAATACGATCAAATTTACTCATAATTTGACCTAATACTTGAGATGAGTCAGCCTTAGTGACGTATTCTTTAGCCAACTCTTCTCTAGTTCTGTTTAGCAAAATTGTGACACGCTTCAGTTCTTCATGGTGGGCTTTAATCCACCATATTAAAAAACCAAACCCTGCGGTTAAACCAATGTTCCAAAGCGCGTCCATTTGCATTACTCAGACGACTTTTCAGATTCTTCTAAAGAGTTTTTTAACATTGTCATAAACGCTTGCTTGCCAACATTTAATTGCTCTAAGTTAAATGTCGCAGAAGAAATTTTTTGTGTAAGAGAATTAATGTGATTAATCATAGTTTTCTGCGTATCTGTTAATTCGTCTTCAGTGTAGTCTTTATCATCAATCGTAATAACCTTTTTATCTTCAGCCATTTTGATCTCCTTTAGTTAAGTTAAAGTTATTCTGGTTTCGTAGGCCATGTTATATTTGTAGGAAAGCCTGACTGCTGTGGAACATTAAGTAAATCAGTTCGGTACTGTGTCCACTCCGCTTGTTTAGCGTCTGTCAATGCATTCCAACGCATAGTATTTGTTGCTATAGTATCTACAAATTCTTCTAAAAGCCTGTCTCTTACCTCACGCATTCCACTTTCGCTTGGTAGGGGTGATGTATATGTATCACCATCCTTAACATCGTGAATTTTTACAGTATCATCAACTAAAAACCAGTTGTCTTCTAGTGCTGTGTCTGAGACAGCTATGTTTATAACTATATTATCTTCAACTATTGCATAAAGTGCCATTATATATCTCCTAAAATACTACTACTGAAACATAGCCAGAGTTACCTGCTGTGCCTGCCGCACTACTTTCTCCAACTACTACTCCGCCAGAGCCATATCCAACTTGAGCAGTTTGAGTTGAACCTCCATGTGGCGCAAACCCACCAGCACCTTGCGACATAAAGTAGGAATATGGAGAGTTGGTACCAGTTTGACCACTTACAATAGAAAGATTAATGTTTGAAGAGCTACTATTTCCAGCTACTTGAGGTCTTATAGTGCCATCCCCAGCTCTGCGAACTGGCTGTTGGTTTCCAGAAAGAAAGCCGTCATGAATATTTGCGTTATATGGTGTGCCAGAAGGATAGTTAATACTATAAAAGGTACTCCAATAAGCTTCTGCGCCTTGCCCTCCAGAACCAAGTGCCTCTGTTCCAAATGTTGTATGACCTCCAGCCCCTGCGGAAGATTGATAACCTAGTGCGCCCCCTGCCCCTATTGTTACAGTTACAGATGAAGGTAAGTCGGAAAGTAAAATCCACTTAACTTGCATACTGCCACCAACGGAATAAGTATTGCCTATATTTGCATTATTTTTAGCTCCGCCGCCACCGCCGCCGATACAAGTAATCATTGCCACAGTTCCGCTTGATGGTTTATTCCATGTGCCAGATGAGGTAAATTCTTGAACGCTTGCACCGCCGCCAACACCTGTTAGGTTAGAGCCATCGCCTGTGTATGACGTTGCGGCTACTGTGCCTGTTACTGTGACACCGCTTGATGATGTGGATAGTTTTATGGAATTGTCGTAGTATAAATTTACATTTCCATTATCATTTGCACTCATGTAATTTTCATTACCATCAGCATTTAGAAGGTTAAAGTTAGTTGCACGAATATGTAAGTTGCCCACACCTTGATCTAATATTATACTATTAGAACCATCGTGATATATCTGGAGATCAGACCCAGTTCCTATATTGAGTTTTGCATTGTCTACAAGTGAAACACTAGAGTTAAATTTAGCGTGACCAGCATCAGACATATC